CCTGGTTAATTTTACCCTGTCCACGGCCCTTCGTCTCGTTCATTCTTCTTATCTCGTCGAAATCAAACATCGAGTTCTTGCCCTCCTTTCTATTAAGACTAAATATCTTTTCGTCAACCTCTTTTGCATATTCGTCTCCGGCTCTTTCATACGTCTCCACTGCAATTTCCCAAAACTGACTTGATTCGAATAGGGAAGACAGGTTCACTGATGTTATGGCAAGATCGTCGTTTCCGTTTTGGCCTCGATATAATCCGCCTTTAGATTTTCCAAAAGATCCGAGCTCGTTAACTGTAAACTCATCGTTAGGGATTATTCTATTTATAGTAACTAGATATTTAAACTTCTCACAGTACTTAATCTTATTAGTAGGTCCAAGCCTAAGACCAGGTTTAAGCGTCTGAGCTGCCTGGGTATGCAGGGTGTGAATTATCTGACCTGGCCAATATCTATCATTCTCCCTAAACTGGTTCAACAGGATGTCACCCTTGTGATTCAATTCTAATACTATTCGAGTTTGGTCGACATTAAAGATGTTGTATATTATATACTCACATGCAATTGTGAACTCGTTTATGTCGATTTGATTCGATCTTAAATAACCAACCTGAACTAGGGATATCGTGTCAGTCTCGTTCTTTATGATCTCTTTCTTTCGAAGAAGTTCTTTGACTGGTAGGGCAATTACTTTGTATATGTTCAAAACCGAATAATCTCCTCCGATACCATCCGCAGTGTCTATGCTGAATACATAATTTGATTCATCTGATCTAAAATCATCGACCGTCCAGTTTTGATACTTTTTATGAAAGAATATAAAATCATTAAATTTAGAGAGTTCTTCGTCCAATATTAAATTACAGTTAACATATTCCTGTTTGATGATGTCTAGCTTCTTAAGATCTCTAGAATTAAGAAGAAGCTTGTCTGAAGAATAGAACTGCAAACCATACTCCTGATTAAAATCTTCGACTGATCCAAGATCGGCTATCTTCTTTTTCTTCCACTCTTCGTCTCGACCTTTAATTTGCCACCAATCCACTCTAAGAGGATAGAAGCTAGAGCTCCTATTGACAGCGTCTTTCCATATTTCCCAGAATTTATTCTTTCCATTTGGAGTGGAGGTAATTATGATCTTACCATTAGGGTCAGCAGTGACAGTTGGAAAGATTGCTCGATAAAATTCATCTAGATTTGCCTCGTTGATGTGAGCAAACTCATCGATGTATAATAGATTAACGGTTAAACCGATACCTGACTTCTTGGTTGTGGTTCTACCTACTAGCCTGCTATTCGAGTCGAATTTTACGTTACTTTGATTGATTGTGTCAATTCCAGGCTTCATGAAAAAAGGCAGGCCTTCTAATGCAATTCTAAATTTATCTATAAGCTCTTTAGTAGTTGTAAAATTATCTGCCACACAAAGAGCCGTTTTTTCAGGGTGAAATAGTAAAAACCAGAGCATAAATATCGCGGATGTAACCGTCTTGCCCGTTTGCCTGCTGGCCATTAATATGTTTAGAGGATTCTCTTTATACGCCTTTAGAATCTGCTCCTGAAAGTCCCTTAGTCCACCTGCATCCTTTAATATTAATCTTCCTTTAGGCGTTGTTATTACACAATAATTAAGAGCAAAATACATCACGCTCGCCTTGCACTTAGACAGCTCTTCTATCTCTTCTGGGGTATACTCAAATGGCAGATTTTCACGCCTAAGATTGATGTCATTATCTTTAAAAGGAGACATCCCAAGTTTTCTAATGTCCTTTACACCATTGTTAATGTCATCGATTAATTGATCGATCCTTTCAGTAGTCCAGATGTAGTTATTCTCCTTTGGATCTCCACCAATTGCTGATATTCGAGTGGACGAAAATCCACCTGTAGATGACATTATATCCTTCATAAATTATATTATTTCAGTTAAATCGATGTAATCATCACCCTCAGGGTTATCCCCTACTGATACGTCAAGATCTGTATCTTTAAGCAGATTTGCCTTGTTTCTTGGATCAATTAGACTTGCGTCCTCAAAATCGTCAGTCAGATCAGATTCAGGCAGGCTCTCGATTACATTTTTAGTTCCAACTGACACGAAAAATCTACCCTCAGATGATGAGGATTCAACCTGAGTGCTATCTGGATTAACAGGAAGTTCGCTATTGAGCTTCTTATAAGTATCCTCTAGAAAGAGAATGTAATTGGCCTGGGTCTTTGTGATGTTTGCCATTTTGTCCTGGAGCTGACCCATTACCTCTAGCAGTCTAGGATGGGTATTACCTGACGAAATCTCCTCCATCACTTTCATGATGGCAATCTTAAGAGTCTTAAGCTGAAAGAACAGGTTGGAAATGTTAATCGTATCCAGTTCCTTCTTGTGTTTAGCATAATCGTTCTTCTCAAATATTCCAATATCGACAAAATTCTTGAATAGGGAATCTGTTATGCTCCTGGCCTTTTCAGTAAACTGGTCGCTCATTAGTTCAAAATCAAAAGGACTCTCTGCCTTTAGCTCATCTGCCAGTTGATTGTCGATTAACATGTCCTCGTTTTGATCAGAGCTTATTGTGCTTAATAGGTTTTCAATTTCGTTCTTAAGTTGTTTTCTATTTTCTTTGCTTAGTTTTCCGCCTGACATTAATTAAGTTTGTTTTCATTCTTATCTACTGCTGGATTTGCATAGGTTTTAATCATCTTAACAGATTCAATCCATTGATATACAGTATCGTTTATATTCTTTATGAATTTGTCCAGGGTTGAATTTACGTCGAACAGCTGGTTCGAGAGAGTATTTTTCATTATGTTATCCCTGTAGTTATATCCTAAATGCAGCCTCTTTTCTCGGCGTTCGTATATAGGTCGATATATGCTGTCTTTTAACATTATTCTATTCTATTTTATTTTAGGTCGTGGAACAATATCGGAGATTCGAATGTTCACTGCGCCAAGGGAATCTTCAGATATTCCTTCGACGTATTCATTACCGTATCGGTCCCTAAATCCTCCTCTCACTAGAGGAAGCTCCCTTTCCAGTATTATAATATCATTATATTCGTCCAATCCTACTGTTGCCGCGTTAGGATTGGCAATCTTAGAGATTTCGTTCTTTTCAGATACTAGAGTAATAGCCACTGAATCGACTCCATTTATTTCTTCTACTATTTTAATTAGATCACTCTTAGGTATTCGATTTCTACGTGTGTTAAGAGTAAAATAGGATCCAATTGCATTTAGCACATCCCGTTTTATAATATCAGTTGATACATCGTCGAATGCAATCATACTTAAATTAATCACGTATCTGCTAACTATCGGATCTACGATCTTAATATCAGTTGAGATCAGTTTACTTCCAGATTTTTCAAGGTATCTTAAGAGCTGGGTCTTTTGATATTCACTCATTCTAAATATATCCAGGTCTGCTCCAAAGTAGTCTTGAGAATTGGAGAAGCTCTTCTGTATGTTTGGAATAAGGAACAGATTAAGCATCCTATCGTCTAAAGGATCTAGGTAAACCGATATTAAAGAAAATATTCCCAGTCTTCTTAGCACAATTTCATAGTGATCTGGATTAACTAGAGCAAAGCTTTTTGAGTGATTAGGGGCAATCAATCGAGTTAGGTCAGATGACTCTGGATTTGCTCCAAAAAACGGAGCCTGCTCTGTCGTTATTGTGACGTATTCATTTAGGTCAATCTCGTCCCCGTTAATCGTAAAGCCTGTGTCCTCAAACTCAAATTTAACTGTTTTAGGATCCCCAGTTCTTATGTTTCCACCCGGTCCCTCTGTTACTAGATATTCTACTACAATATCGGAGCCTTGGGATGGAATCTTTCCGTAGAAAGTATTTCCAAAATATATGTCGAGCCCTGATGTGATTCCGGTTTTAGTGAAATATCCTTTCTCATTGAGAGGAATATCCAACATTGATTCATACCGAGTCCACTTTTCACCGTTTACGTATACATTTACATAGAAGTTATCGATGAAGAAGTTTTGAGGACTGCCAATTGAGAAACTCTCTAATGGAATTCCCCTTGCTGACACAGTCTGGGTTTCTATGATACCCTGTCTGATCTGAATCTTAACGCCATCGTCGTTTCCTAGAAGGGAAAACTTGATCTCGTCCTGCGGCAGGTCCAATATGTAGGTCAGTCCGGTATTTCGGTTAGTCAGTCTTGACATGTTTGGAATTATGACCTTGTCTACTGGAATTTCCTCAGCGTTCTCATTGATTCTTAAAGAGATCTCTCCGATCGCAGACATTGCTCGACTGGGATTATGTCCAGAGAGACTTGCGAGTGAATAGACTGAAGTTATTCGGGTCGCTTCATTGATGTTAAGCTCAGTTATCGCATCTTCAATATAGTAGAATACGAGCTGCGTCAGGTTCTCAACTACAATTAGGATCTGACCGAACGGGGATGCTGCTGTAAACACCGATCTGCTCTGGTTAAATTTTGTAGTCAAATATTGTATGCTGTCTAGGGCAATGTCCTGAATTGTTGCCTTAAACGACTTAAGTATTCGATAGTTCGAGAATGATTCTGCCATCTATTGGATCTATTTAGATTATTTATACTGATAAAATCTCAACCGGATCACTGCTGTTTTTGTCGCGCTGGATCCTAAATAAATAAATTAAATAAGAAAACTATCTATATGTACTTAGACCTGGATAAATCTCAACTCTATAAGGACTCTAGCATATCTCTTAATGTTGAGTTTAAGTCGCCAGTCAGAAGACGGGACATGGCGTCAAAGCTTTCTAAGAACACAGGAAAGACTGTCAAGTGGTTTAAGGGAGTAAATGAATCCTTTCGACCAAGTTCAAGCATTTTTAAGCTCTCTAATAAATATTCTCATAGCTCTAAAACTTTTATTTTTGAGACTGGCCTTATTCCATATCACGAAGGAATAAGACTTATGCTTCAAACCATGAACATCATAGAATCATTTGGATATACGGACGATCGATGCGAAATGAAGATTGGAATTTCAATGAATGATAGGGAGCTTAATCTGGCTTCTGGAATACCATCTATGAATAAATTTAAGTATCTAATCGGACTGGACGAGAGTCGAATACTTGACATGTGGAATACTAAGGACACCGAAAGATCTAAAATACCACAGAGCAATTATTTCTATTTTCATTCTAAAAATCCATACGATACCTATATTTCAAATTCTATTCTAGAAAGAGTGAATGTAAGAGATTTTAATTTTCCGGAATCAGAATTCTTTGGATCTAGCTTCAGTCACCTGAATGAAGGGGTCCTAGAGATAAGATATATTGGCGGAAAGGACTATCACAAGAAGAAGAGGGAGGCAGTTGAGACGATAAATCAGGTGATTTCCAGAATTTACGAGACCCTTTCTGATAATTTTTCATACACGGTAGAGGAGAGAAGAAATCTGGAGAAAATGATTGAGGAGTACCGAAAGGTTACATATAGCACCAAAACCCCTCTTAATTTAAAGTCTAATTATCCGAATATAAATCTATATTATGATCTTAAGTCTACTGACTATTTGATAGAGTCAAATTATAATTCGTTTAGGGATAAGATATTTGATCTAGTAGTATTTGGATCAGTTAGCGAGGCAGACATCAATTGGGACAACATGAGAAAGGTTCTACAGATAAAAGGGGCCAAGATCAGCAAAAACGTAGTTATTGAAGGTGTAGAATTCTATAACTGCACAGTTGAAGCCGATGCTAAGAACTGCCTATTTAGCGGATGTACGATCCGGAATTCAAAAATTCAGGGATGTGACATCATGGAATCTAACTATATTAAGAATTCTAAGATAATCGAATGCAAATATCATTCAACTGACAATCGGATCTCAAACAGTTATATAGATAACGATCCAAGGGACATGATCGGTGCTCACTTAAAGTCATGCCTAGTCAATCGGGGTAAATTTAAGATTGGATCGACTCTAGATTCGGATACGGATGTGATTAATCCCTGATTGATTAACTTTCGTCCGATATTCAAAATAAATAAATAAAAATAGAAGAATACTAGATGGCGATCTATAACAATCTGAATAATGTCAGAAAACTCAGCAGCTCTAGTTTAACTTCAATTGTAGATGTTACTAATCTAAATTTCAAAGGCATAGCAGATGCCAATTTAGAATTTCTAAGTAAGATTAAGTACGATGAAGTTTTAAACTCAATCACGGTTAACCGGGGAACATTTAACTATGTTGATATTGCTGACACTCTAACATTTAGCATAAACGGGGTTCCAACATTTACTATTGATTCTCTAGGTAGGGCCGAAGGCCAGGAAATTCTAGTTAAAGTAGCTGAGACTCAGCGTCAACGACTAACTGATTTTCCAGACTGGCCAAATGAGGGAGTTCCTGGTGAAATTATCTATACTGGGGTTCAAAATCAAAAACCTGAGTTTGGGGAAGATTTTATTGGATATCTAGATGGCAGAGGCTGGGTCAGTCTTACTGAGGGTGGACCTTCCTATGACTTAACCCTAATTCAACAGGTCGGAAGTCCTGGAATTCCAGCTACTCCTGGGGCAGGAACTGGAATTGTATGGCTAGGTAACCCTCTTCTGGCTACAGCTTCTACTCCAACTACTCAAGACTTATATTTTACCGATGAAAATGGAGACATATTCAGTTTAACAACGGGAGGCGGAGGATCTATCTCTCTAGAGTTATATGACGAAAATCCAAGCTCTCCTACAGGTAACACCGTGACCGGGACAAATGCAGTAGCAATAGGACAAGGAAATACGG